ATTGAGTCTCGCTTAAGCATGGACGATATTTCAACTACTGGTCACTATGTAAAGTTCTGCTTAGATGATACCTTCCTTCGTACTGAGCCAATGGAACGCTTGCTAGTAGTTGAGAAGATGCTTGCCCTTGGTCTAATTACAACTGAGCAAGCGATAGAAATGGAAGATTTATCTCCTAACGGAAATGGAAGTTAATGGAAACTCTATACATTGAAGCATCGTCCATTGAGTGCAACGAAGATCGCCGCGAAATATCCGGCAAGATCGTTCCGCTTGGTACTGGCGAAATTGGCAACACCAATCTTGGCGCTTATACCTTTGAGGCTGGCGCTATCGAAGTTGGCGATGTAAGCAAGATCAAATTGCTATCCCAGCACGACATGAAGAAGCCAATCGGTCGAATGATTGCAGCTGAGACACGCGCAGACGGCATCTATGCCACATTTAAGTTAAGCCGCTCAACTAGCGGCAATGACGCACTTGTTATGGCTCAGGAAGGGCTCGTAACTGGACTTTCAATCGGGGCTGAAATAATCGCATCAAAGCCATCACGCGATGGCCATACAGTCGTATCAGCGGCTAAGTTAAAAGAAGTTTCTCTAGTAACAGAGCCAGCCTTTAAGTCTGCTCAGGTATTGGAGATCGCTGCTGAGGAAGTCATCCCAGCAGAACCAACCCAACCAGAAAGCGAGCCAGTCGTGGAAGAAACCACTACACCGGTAGAAGCTCCAGCAGTTGAAGCAGCAGCAGTCGAAGCGGCTCGCCCAACAGTTGCAGCGTCACACTATGTCAAAGAGCGCGTAGCTCCAATCTCATCAGCCGAATATCTCGGTGCACACCTCAAGGCAGCGATGGGTGACGATTCAGCTCGTCGCACAGTTCTCGCAGCTGACGATTCAACTTCAACTAACACAGGTTTGACTCTTCCGGGTCACCTTAACCAGTTCGTTACAACAACATTCACAGGACGCCCAGCGTTCGAGGCAGTAACTCGTAACACACTTCCAGATTCAGGAATGTCATTCACAATTCCTAAGCTTGGAACTGCGCCAACAGTTGCAGAAATCGCAGAAGCGGTTGCTCCATCTGAGACAGGTATGACATCTACATACGACACAATCACAGTTAAGAAGTTTTCAGGACTTAACCGTATTTCTTTCGAGCTCGTAGATCGCTCATCACCTGCGTTCATGGAACTCCTCATGACAGAACTTCGCAAGGCATACGAGAAGTCAACAGACGCAGCTCTTATCGCGGCGTTCACCGCTTCAGGCGTACAGGCAACAGGAGTAGCTGCAACTGCGGCTGGTCTCCAGAGCTTTATTGCAACAGAATCAGCAGCAGCTTACAAGAACACAGGTGGCGATTTCGCTAACAAGCTCGTTGCATCTACAGACCAATGGGCAGCAATCAACGGTTACGTTGACGGCTCTTCACGTCCACTCTACGCAGCACAGGGTCAGACACAGAACGCTTCAGGCGCAACTGTTCCAACTTCTGTTGTGGGTAATGTTCTTGGAACATCACTTATCGTAGATCACAACATCACAACATCAGGAATCATCGACGAGTCTGCGTTCCTCGTAGCACCAGGATCTGTTCAGGTCTGGGAGTCACCAACGACTCAGCTTCGCGTTAACGTCCTTACAACAGGCGAAATCGAAATCAACCTTTACGGATACCTCGCAATCGGCGTCCTTAAGGGTGGAGCTGGCGTACGCCGCTTCAACCTCTCTTAATCAAGAGAACCATTAGAACGGCTGGGGGCGAGTGCCCTTCTCGCTCCCAGCTCTTAATGAAAGGAATGACATGTCTCTTTGCACAGTTGCAGAACTTAAAGCTGCTCTTGGCGTTGGAAGTTTATACGCCGATGCTACGCTTCAAGAAGTCTGCGATGCGGCTGACAATGTTCTCCTTCCTATGCTCTGGAAGAATCAGCAATACATCTCAGCTCATGGCAATCAGGGCACAGTAGGCACTCTCTATTTTGATGAGCCTATTACAGATTATTTTTATGTCGGTCAGTCAGTAGTTATCTCAGGTGCAGGTACTAAATATAACGGTACTAAGACAATCACAGGTGTGAGTGAATACTCATTTAATGTTACGACAACTCACACATCAGATAACCCAAAGCACACGATCCGTCCTTTCGGTATCGCAGCTGGTGAGACTTATACAGATTACACAACTATCCCAGCTATTCAATTAGCTGCTCTTATGATTTCAGAATCTATATGGCAGAGCCGCCAAGCCAACTCAGGCAACGGCATGGCTCCCGATGGTTCTATGGGTTCATTCTATGCAATGTCTACCCAGCTTCTCTCTCGTATCCGTGGGCTTATCGCGCCTTATCTAGATCCAAATAGCATGGTCGGCTAATGGCAGCAATCACAACTCTCAGAACTGCTATCGCTACTGCGATTTTAGATGATACAAAATATTCAACCTTTGCCTTTCCTCCAGCAAGCCCTGTAGCTAATAGCGTTGTCGTAGCACCTTCTAATGGTGACTACATTGTACCTAGCAACAACCAGTATGCCTCGGTAGCTCCATTAGCTAACTTTGAGCTGCGTATCTACCTACCGCTCTTGGACAATCAGGGCAACCTTGCTGGTATCGAAGAGACTCTAGTAGCAGTCTTTAATAAGCTCGCTGCATCTACTATCAAGTTTAATGTTGGCTCAGTAAGTAACCTCGGCACTATAGATACAGAGTCAGGCACATTACTTACCGCCACCATTAACATCTCAACCCTAACGGAATGGAGCTAATCTATGGACGATTGGACAAAAGAGCAAGCGGACTTTCTAATCAAGATAGGTCAGCTTCCACCTGTAACACCAGCACCAAAACCAACTACTATCAAGAAAGACGGGGAATAACCTAAATGGCAGTATTCTTGAATAACAAGGTCGGCGTTAAGATTAACTCCGTTGATCTATCAGACCACGCAACATCAGTCACAATCAACCGCACATTTGACGAGCTCGAAGTAACTGCGATGGGTGACTCAGGACACAAGTTCGTTAAGGGTCTTGAGGCTTCATCAGTCACAATCGACTTCCTCAACGACACCGCAACTGCATCAGTTCTCCCAACACTTCAAGCTGCATGGGGAACAAATGTTACAGTCGTATTCCTACAGGACAAGGCGTCAGCAGTATCAGCGACTAACCCGCTCTACACAATGACATGCCTTATCAACAACACAACCGACATTAACGGCGCAGTTGCTGACTTGGCTATGCAGAGCCTTACATTCAATGTGTCAGGTACAATTGCGGTAGCATCTACAGGTACATTCTAAACAACTAACAAAGGGGCAAAACAATGGCAAAGCTAAAAGTAACAAGGGCAGATAATTCAATAACTGAGTACGAGATTACGCCAGTTCTTGAGTTCAGCTTCGAGCAGTATGCCAAGATGGGATTTCATAAGGCTCTCATTGAGAACCAAAAGCAATCAGATGTTTACTGGTTGTGTTGGGAATCCATCCGTCGGTCGGGTGAAACCGTACCTCCATTCGGTGAGAAGTTCCTTGAGACTATTAAGTCAGTCGAGGTCTTAGAGTCTGACCCTTTGGAGGTTTAGATCGGTACTCCTTCACCTATCTTGCAACTCGATTGAGTTATGAGTATGGAGTACCTTTCCAAACTATTGTGGAGCTTCCCCGTGAAGTTCTAGATGTCCATATCAAAGTTCTATACGATTTAGCAAAGGAGCGAGAAGATGCCAGCAAAGGTAGTAGGCGGTCTCGCTCTTAGAAAAGCTCTGAGGAAGTTCTCACCTGATCTAGCTAAAGAAACTAGTAAAGAGATTACATCGTTCGTTAAGCCTATAGCCAGAAAAGCTAGGGGCTTTCTTCCGTCAAACGAGGAAGCTCCTAGCGGTTGGCTAAAAAGAGAAAACGCTCAGGGCAGATGGTCTACTCGATACTATGATTATGCAGAAGCAAGTAAAGGTATTACCTACAAGACAAGCCCTAGCAGGGTTAACTCTAAAGGTTTTACTGCCCTTGCTTCAGTCTTAAATAAGAGCGTAGCAGGAGCTATCTACGAGACCGCAGGACGCAAGTCCGGAATCACAGGTAACTTCACACCTCGACTTGGTGGACAGATTAAAGGTCGCAGTCAAAAGTCATCTGGTCGAGCTATCTTCCGTGCCTTCGATGAAGATGGTGGCAAGGCTACCGCAGGAGTATTGAGAGCCATTGAAAAGGCTGCCGCTAAGTTTAATACTAGAAAGGCAAGTGTCTAATGGCTAGCCTGAAAGTAGATATAGCATCCGAATTTACTGGTGCTAAAGCCTTTAATAAGGCTGAAAAGAAAATTGGATCACTTGAGGGTTCAGCAAAGAAGCTAGCCAAAACTCTCGGACTAGCTCTAGGTACTGCCGCCATTCTTAGCTTCGGTAAGTCAGCAGTCAAAGCTTTCATGGAAGATGAGAAGTCAGCAGCGATGCTAGCTCAGACAGTCAAGAATCTTGGCATGGCTATGGAGCTTCCAGAGATTGAAACCTTTATTAGTAATATGGAGAAGGCTACAGGAATTGCTGACGATAAACTTCGTCCAGCTATGCAATCACTTCTTACTACCTTTCAGAATACTGCTACCGCTCAAGGTATGCTTGGTCTGGCTACAGAGATTTCACGCGGTAGCGGTCAAGACTTATCTACAGTTGTAGCCGATTTAACCAAGGCATATACAGGACAGACTAAGGGGCTTGAGAAGTATAAGCTCGGACTGAGCGCAGCAGAACTTAAGAGCATGAGCTTTGAGCAAATCATGGAGAAGCTTAATAAGCAGTTCAAGGGATCTAATGCTGCGTATCTAGAAACCTATGCTGGCAAGATGGAAGCACTTGGAACTGCGGCTGATACCGCTAAAGAGATTATTGGTAAAGGTCTAGTCGATGCCCTCATGGCAATCACAGGTTCTATAAATGTGCAGGAGCTATCTACAAAGCTTATTGGCTTTGCTCAGAACCTAGCGGATGCCTTTGTTAAAATTGGTAATCTGATTCACCAGAACTGGGCAATAGTTAAGAGCTTTGGCGCGGCTTTAATTGTCGTCTTTACTGCCAGTAAGATTTATGCTGGAGTAATGGCATTTGCTGGCTTTATTAAAAAGATGATTCAATTATTCAAGGATTTACGCCGTGTGGCTACCGGCGCTGCTGCCGCTGAACAAGCTGCGATAAACCCATGGGGCGCATTAATTACTATCGGTCTCGTAGTTGGAGCAATTAAGTTAGCAGAAACAGCTATTGACCAATTTGGTAAAACAAAAGACCAAGCCTTCAAGATGCCAACATTTAAGCCAGGCAGTTTAGAGTTTAAGAAATATCAGGCTGAACAACTTAAGGCAGCTAAACTCAATGCCAAGATAGCAGCAGATAAAGCCAAGCGCGATAGAGCAGCGCTTGTATTTGATATGAACCTTATCCAGATTATTGCCGCTCTTAAAGGTAGTGTGTCTGCTGAAGATCGTAAGCGCCTAGAATTGCAGTTAGCTCTTGCCACAGACAACACAACTGAGGTGACTAGATTAACTAGGGAACTTGCCATTGCTCAGGGATATACTAAAGACCTTACTGATTATCTACTCAACCTTCCAGAAGCTAACAACCCCTTCAAGGCATGGGAGGGATATCTTGATAAGATTGAAATTCAAGCAAGACGAATTGCAATAGCTGGTTCTAATCTTCCTAACACGGTTTATACTGAATATACTTATGTACCGCCGGGCACAATTGCGCCAAAGACACAACCATTGAGCCCTATTGACATTATTAGCAAATACCCAAGTCCAAACCTTACCGCCGATGAAGTAGCAAAGGCTCGCGAGCGCGGTGCAAATTATGGTTCTGGAAATACAGGAAACATTGTAGTTCAGATTGACGGTAAGGAAGTAGTCAATGCAATCGTGGGTCAAGCCATGTCAGGCAACAATGCTTATCTTAACCGTCGACTAGGTGGCTTCGACTAATGGCGCTACCAGCGCAGATAGCAGTCAGCTTCGACTTCTCATCCGGTGCTACCTTTGGTTTTCCATTTACTATTGGCGATACAAAGTATGGCGTACTCGGTACTGGAACTCTAGGCGCTTCAGATGTGCCTATTCCTATTGTCGACTTAACTCCCGATGTCCGTCAAATCACTATCAGCCGTGGACGCAACATCCAGCGTGACACCTACGAGGCTGGTAGCGCGGTTGTAAGAGTCCTAGACCCTAACTCATACTTCAACCCACAGAACACCTCATCGCCTTACTATGGCTATCTAGTGCCCTTACGCAAGCTTCGTGTATCTGCTACGACTGGTTCAGACCAGCACTTCCTATTTTCAGGTTATACAACCGAATATTCTTATACTTACCCACAAGGGCAAGAGATTGGCTATGTAGATATCTATTGCTCAGATGCCTTCCGCCTATTCCAGCTTTCACAGGTTGACACCGTATCCGGCGCTACCGCAGGGCAATCAACCGGCACACGCATTGGCAAGATACTAGATCAGATTAGCTTTCCAACCAATATGCGTACCTTCGCTACAGGCAACTCCAACTGCCAAGCCGACCCCGGAGGCACTCGTACCGCTTTAGGTGCTATCAAGAACGCAGAGTTCTCAGAGCAGGGAGCGTTCTACATCGACGGATCAGGCACGGCAATCTTCAAGAGCCGTAACCAAGTAGTTTCATCTATTGCTTCAACTCCTATTGAGTTTAATCAAACTACTGGTATCAGTTATAAAAATCTCATTTACGCGTTTGACGATAAATTGATTATAAATCAAGCCAGCATTACCCGCGTTGGTGGCTCTATGCAGTTCGCGGAGAATACTGCCTCAGCTATCCGATACTTCCCACACTCTTATGCACAAGACACTCTAGTAATCGACACAGATGCGGCAGCCCTTAATATCGCTAGGACTTATGTAGCCACTAGAGCTGAGACTACTATCCGTATTGACGCCATGACGGTTGACCTTCTAGACCCATCCGTGCCGACCAATATTATGATCGGACTAGAGTTCTTCGATGTCTGCAAGATAACTAATCAGCAACCCGGAGGCAGCGAGATTGTCAAGACCCTACAGGTACAGGGCTTGAACTGGAACATTACCCCTAATTCAATGCAAGTAACAGTAACAACACTAGAACCGATTACTGACGGATTCGTCATAGGCAGCACAGAACGCGGTATAATTGGTATATCCGCGATGACTTACTAGGAGATAGACAATGGCAACAGGCTTTCCAGCGGCAACAGGTGACATCCTCACCGCAGCAGCTTTTAATGGACTAGTGGCGTACACAGTCAACGCAGATGCTACTGCTGATTACACCGCAGTAATCGCTGATGCCTATCAGGTACTAGTGCCTATGAATAAGGCAACTGCCGTAGCCTTTAAGATTCCTACCAATGCTTCAGCAGCCATCCCAGTAGGTAGTGCAATCACTATTCTTAACAAGGGTGCTGGCGCAGTAACTATCTCGGCAGTTACTTCAGGCACTACTACAATTCTTTCAGCTGGTGCAACACCAGCTTCTCCTACTCTTGCTCAATACAAGACTGCCGTCTGCATCAAGACTGCTACAGATGCTTGGTATGTCGTAGGCGGTATCGCTTAGCATGATTGGAGCAATCATCGCCGGAGGGCTTGATGTTAAAAGTTCACCAGCCGTATCAGGTGGAACTCTTTACACAAGCGGCGGATATAATTATCGTGTATTTACTGGCAACGGAACTTTATCTGTAACTGGTGGATCAGTGACTTGTGATGTATTGGTTGTAGCTGGTGGCGGTGGCGGTGGTGGTTCAGGACATAACGGAATTGGCGGAAACCGTGGCGGTGGTGCTGGTGCTGGCGGTCTTGCTTACTATGCAAGCCAATCTTTATCAGGTAGCAATACTGTAACCGTTGGCGCTGGTGGTACTGGTGGAGTAACTACTGCTGGAACTTCCACCGGTAACGCCAATGATGGTGGTGCTGGTGCTAACTCAACATTCGGATCACTTACTTCAGCAGTAGGTGGTGGCTTTGGTGCAGGTGGTGGAAAGAGTACTGGTACTGCTGGTAATGGCGGTTCAGGTGGTGGAGGTAACGGCGGTATAGCTGGCGGTACTGGAACATCTGGACAAGGCTTTGCAGGTGGTACTGGAGCAGGTTCATTTGGTGCAGGTGGTGGTGGCGCAACTGTCGCTGGTGTAAGTGCAACATTCCCAACCAACTCACCTTTGCCTGACGGAGGTAATGGTTCATCTGCTTATTCTTCATGGGGTCTTGCAACTTCAACAGGTCAAAACATTAGCGGGACAGTTTGGTATGCAGGTGGTGGCGCTGGTGTTAACGCTTCAGGCGGTAAGGGCGGTGGCGGTGGCAACCGTACAAACGGAACTGCTAACACAGGTGGCGGTGGCGGTAACTGTGAAACCATCCAAGTAGTAGGAGAAAACGGCGGAGCTGGTGGCTCTGGAATAGTAATTGTGAGGTACTTAGTATGAGTCATTGGGCTGAGCTTGATGAGCATAGTAAAGTCATTCGCGTACTAGTAGGGGATAACAATGACCCTGCTGGCGATGAAGGATACCAATGGCTTCTAGATAATCTAGGTGGCACTTGGGTTAAAACTTCATATAATGGAACTATCCGATATAACTATGCAGGAATCGGTTATACCTATGATCTAATAGATGATGCCTTTATTGCTCCTATGCCAGAATGTAATCATGATGAGTTAACCTTAAACGATAAGAAGCGCTGGGAATGTTCAGCATGCGATTTAATTACGGAGGCATCGAATGAAACCGACCCTTTGTAAAGCTGGACAACAGTTAAGAGAACAATTTGATGACACCTTCCCGAGCAGAGACCGTCATTCTGATGGATGGATTGGTGACACACGCCATTCAGCGCGTCCTAGCGATCACAAACCTGATGCACAGACTGGGATTGTTAGAGCCATCGACGTTGATAGAGATGTCTCTGGAAAAGCCAAGCCCGACCTCATGCCTGATATTGCGGATCAGATTAGACTCTACGCAAAAGCAGATAAATCAAAGCGTGTGTCCTACCTTATATTCGAGGGAAGAATTGCCTCAAGTAAGAAGGGTTGGAGCTGGCGTCCTTATGATGGCGCTAATAAGCATAATCACCATATCCATATCTCGTTCACGACTGCGGGCGATGCAGATGGTTCGTTCTTTAATATCCCGATGCTAGGAGGCAAATAATGGAAGCAGCAATTATCGCAGGGTTAGGGCTTATCGCCATTCCTGTCATTCGAGCAGCTATTAAATCGTACCGCGCTAAGAAGTCGATTGCCGATATTGCCGTAGATGCAGTCGAAGCCGCAGTAGATGTCATCGACAAAGAGTGACTATGACAGATTGGGCTGCGATTGTAGCCATCTGCGCGACGGTTCTGACTGGAACTGCTGCTCTTCTCCGGTTCGTGATATTGCACTACCTACAGGAGCTTAAGCCTAATTCAGGCTCGTCAATGAATGACCGCTTAGTGCGTGTCGAAGCAATGCTGGAGCTACTAATCAAGGGAAAATAATCTCATGGCTCGTAAGAAGGCAATAGAACTACAGGACTACAGCGCGTTAGATGCGTATGCAATAGGACTCAATGAGTTCTATAAGTCATTACGCCGTGCTGGTTTCTCGGTTGACCTTGCCCTTGCAATTATCATAGAACCTAACGCATTTCCTGATTGGATATTGCCTAAGATGCCTAATGATCTAGAGCCTAAACCCTATGAGGATGATGAGGACTAGATGAAGAAGATAGTGATTCTGTCAGACCTGCAAGTGCCTTATGAAGATGTCCATGTAGTTCAGAACATAGCGAGATTCCTCAAGACATTTAAGCCAGACCAGACAGTCACTATTGGAGACGAGATTGACTTTCAGACTATCTCTAAGTGGTCAGAGGGAACACCCTTAGCCTACGAACAGACCCTAGCCGATGACCGCGATAGATGCGTGGACTTACTATGGGAGCTGGGCGTTACTGACTGCATAAGAAGTAACCATACAGATCGCATGTATCACACCATTATGAAGAAAGTGCCTAGTTTTCTATCCTTGCCTGAGCTGCGCTTCGAAAAGTTCATGAAGTTCGACGAGCTTGGCATTAAGTTCTGGAAGTCTGACATGCCTATCGCTCCTAACTGGATTGCAGTCCATGGCGACCATACCCCTATTAAGCCACAAGGCGGGCTCTCAGCCCTAGAAGGGGCTCGTAGACGGGGTAAGAATGTCATCTCAGGACATACTCACAGAGCAGGGCGTTCGAGCTTCACAGAGGCCTCAGGAGGCCGTACAGGGCGTATCCTGCATGGTGTAGAGGTTGGTCATTTAATGGACACAACCAAGGCAAGCTATACCAAGGGCGTATTTAACTGGCAACAAGCCTTCGCAATCATGTATGTCCACAATAAGAATGTTCAAGTTGACCTTATCTACATCGAGAAGGACGGCACATTTACAGTCCAAGGGAAGGTCTATGGGCGGGCAAGAAAGTGATCTAACCCGTAGCCTAGATGATGCCGTGGACGAAGTAGAATCGTTACCATTTCGTTATCAAAATATGCTACTAGAGGTTCAGCTGCCGTTGTAGAGTTGTCTTACCAACAACGAAAGGGCAGGAAAATGGAAGAAAATGTGAATGTAATCGTTGGCTTAATAGTCGGCGCAGTCCTATGGTGCAAGTTATCGTACGATGCTGGCAAGCGTAAGGGCGTTCTAGAAGGTCGCAAGGCAGTCCGTAAGCACTACGAGCGTGTTAGCTAATGAACGCCGGTGACTTCCTTACTGAAGCAAAAGCAATCATTCAAGATCGTGGCATGGACTATGGACACCCGACTGACAACATGCAGCGAACCGCACGGCTACTTAGCGCATACCTCGAAGTGCCAATCATGGACTATCAGGTCGCAGGAATCATGGTACTGGTCAAGCTCGCTCGGAGTATGGAAACACCTAAAGTCGATACCTATCTCGACTTGTGTGCATACGGAGCAATAATGGGAACACTACACACACAGGAGGATGAGCTATATGTTTAATCTGGAAGATTACGAGACAGTCGAAGAGCGACTAGTCAAATACTGGAAGGATCACCCTGATGGTCAGATTCATACTCTTTTACTGGATAGCTCCGGCGGTCGTTATATCGTCCTCGCTTCGGTTTATCGAACAGAGGCAGATGCGCGTCCTTGGACTACAGGGCTGGCAGAAGAAACGGTTGCAGGTCGTGGGGTTAACGCTACGAGTGCGCTTGAGAATTGCGAGACATCTGCTATCGGTCGCGCATTGGCTAATGCAGGATACGCTACGAAAGGTAAGCGAGCTTCGAGAGAAGAGATGAGCAAGGTGCAGTCTAAGACGGCAGCACAATCAGCTATCGCTGAGACTAAAGCTAAGATGGCTCAGACTGCTAGTGAATATGTGCCTGTGCCTAACGAAGCTGACCATTGGACTATCAAGGAAGGCGCGCCAGTTCAGACCATGGAGGGCGCAGTCGACCTACTCAAGCAGGAGATGGGTGCAAGAGGCGAAGGGGATATCCCTAACTGCACTAAGTGTCACGATCATAAGCCGATGACATGGAAGAGCGGCATGGGGAAGAATGGCAAGCCTTATGGCAAGTTCGACTGCTGGACATGTAAGGATGTCATTTGGTATGAGATCAGCAAAGAGGATGGCTCTTGGCAACCTCAGAAGAATAAGTGGTGATGATATGGGTACATTAGAGTTTATGAATCAAGATGGTGAATGGGAGAAGTTCCCAAGTGATGAGGATTTAGCGGTTCTAGCTGAGCTAATGTCCGTGCCACCTCATCCACCAGTTCACCCAGAAATCACAACAGTTTGCCATCTATGCAACGAGCCTTTCCCAATGGAAGATATCGTTGTAACAGGTGGAAGCCCTGTGTCAGGTTATACATGGTCATGTCCTAAGTGCCATGCGATTACCAGCACAGGGAAGGCATAACCGTAATGCCATCACAACACCGCAAGCATCGAGGCTTTCGTACCGAACGGGTAGTAGCTGAGTATCTCAGTCAATACTGGCACGGAGCCACGGTGGGACGCGGCAACGGCAAAGACATAGTGAATGTTCCTATGGACATCGAAGTCAAAGCAAGGGCAGACTTCAAGCCGTTGGAGTGGTTGCGCCAAAGTCGTAAGCGCACAGAGAAGAACCAAGAGCTTAATTTGGTTGTGTGCCGTATGAATGGACAGGGTGAAGATGCGGCGGAGTATCTAGCCTTCTTGAAATTCAGCGATCTGGTGCAACTACTTGTGAAGGCTGGTTACACAGATTTCCAAGACGATACTGATAAACTTGAGCCTGTGTATTGCCAATGCGGTAATACCATCATGAAAGGCTCACCATGCCATATATGCGAGAAGCTCGATAATGCCAGTCTATGAATTCCAATGTCGAAATGACGATTGTGAATCAACTGCCATACTAGATCATAAGTTAGCTATCAACGAGCCTCATGATGTTGATTGTCCATTCTGCGATGAACCTATGTATAAAATCTATTCGAGTGTTCCAGCAGCCATATTTAAGGGTACAGGATTCTATTCAACTGATAACAGGTAGTTATACACAGCCTGTGGATAAGTAGGTACGAAAAGTGATTCCACGCTTACGACACTCCCAAGTTATCCACATGCTTGACAGGGCTGGTACTCTAACGGCTAGAGCCCTTCAGGGGCTCAGGGCAAGCCTGAAAGGCGCAGCTTGCCTGATAGCCTTCGTTATTGGGATATCTCTATCTATACCTATGCAGGCATTAGAAGCAGGCTCAATAGATGCTATAGATCCTAAGACTTATATACGCTTACACTATAAGCCTAAAGAGGCATTATGCTTAATAAAGCTATATGGTAAAGAGTCAGCATTTAATCCATTAGCAGTAGGTAACCTAAGCGGCACTAAGCAGGTATATGGGATACCTCAGCTAAAGAACCCAATCATTAAACACTTATCAGCTAATAAGCAGATAGACTATGGCATGAAGTATGTAGCACATAGGTATGATGGACTACCATGTAGAGCATGGGCTCATTGGCTTAAGAAGGGTTGGCACTAATGGCTACTAAGAAGGGCGACCCTAGACTAAGCCGTAAGTACAAAGAGGTAAGACTTAAGAAGCTGGCAATGGATGGATGGGTGTGCTACTACTGTGGGTATGAGGGTAAGGACATGACAATAGATCATGTGATACCAGTATCTAAAGCACCTGAGCTAGCTATAGATATTAACAACATGGTGAGTGCATGTAAGCCGTGTAACAGTAAGAAGAATAAGAAGTCACAAGGCGTTTTTTTAGAGCAGATGCGTACCCCCCTTATATTTCCAGCCTTTCCCTCCCCAACACGGTCGGAAATACCCCAGAACAGTCCATTCTTGACCAAACCAGTCCCAAACTAACCCGATGGCTGCTGAGCGTAAAACACCTAGACGGGGGTCAACTAAACCAAGGCTTCATAGCGTGCAGTTAAAGGGAGCTAATAAGCTCCAAGATGTCAAAGACTTATGCGAGATTCTTCAAATGCCCTTGCTACCGTGGCAGGAGTATGTCCTGAAGGATATGCTCACCATAGACAAGGCTGGCATGTGGGTTCGCAAGACAAACCTCCTACTTATCGCTAGACAGAACGGCAAGACACACCTAGCGCGTATGCTTATCTTGGCTCACCTCATCAAATGGGATAGCAAGAACATCCTTATCATGTCCTCAAACCGATCCATGGCACTAGATACCTTTAGACAAATAGCCTCAGCATTGGAGAACAATGACCACCTCAAAGGATTCGTCAAACAGATTAGATATGCCAATGGAACTGAGTCGATTGAGATGCTCGATGGAACACGCCTTGATGTGGTTGCAGCGACTAGAGACGGCTCTCGAGGAAGGACGGCAGACTTCTTGTACATCGACGAACTGCGAGAAATCAGCGACGAGGGATACCGAGCTGCTATGCCGACTACAAGAGCTAAACCGAATAGTCAGACGCTACTCACTTCAAATGCAGGTGACGCATTTAGCCTCGTACTCAATGGTATGCGAGAGAGAGCATTAGAGAATCCGCCTAAGACCTTTGGGTTTTATGAGTATTCAGCACCGCAGTATTGCAAGATAACCGACCGCTCAGGATGGGCACAAGCCAACCCAGCTCTAGGCTATACGATCACGGAGGAAGCACTTGAAGAAGCAGTCGCAACATCGCCTATTGAAAACACTCGTACGGAACTCTTATGCCAATGGATTGACTCTCTCAGTTCTCCGTGGACGCATGGCTCTCTTGAGGAATGTTCTGATAACACTCTCGAGCTGGCAGTCGGGGCTTACACGGTATTCGCGTTCGATGTCAGTCCGTCTCGTCGTAATGCGAGTCTCGTTATTGGGCAAATACTCCCAGATGGTCGCATCGGAGTTGGACTTGCTCAGACATGGGAATCGCAGGTCTCGGTAGATGAACTCAAGATTGCTGCGGATATTAAAGGCTGGGCAGACCAGTACCGCCCTCGCTCTATTGGCTTCGATAGGTACGCCACTCAGTCGATTGCAGATCGCTTGGCTAACGCAGGACAAGTTGTCCAAGACATCTCAGGAGCTCAGTTCTACCAAGCCTGTACCGATCTCAAAGACCACTTAGACAATAAGAAGATGGTTCACTCAGGGCAAGAAGGTTGGATTCAACAGATGAATAACTGCGCCGCCAAAACCAACGACTCCTCCTGGAGAATCATTAAAAGAAAATCTGCCGGAGATATATCAGGTGCTATCGCTACTGCGATGGTTGTAACGACACTCTCAAAGCCACAACAGACGGCGGCTATTTACTCCTAGTAGTGTATAATTAGCATCTATGGGTATCTTCTCGCGTAATAAACCAACGGTAGTTGAAGCGCAATATGCGCCACAAGTTATGGGCGAGAATTTACCTTCTCTTTATAACGCGATCATCCCTAGAGTCTCTCGCCACGATGCGATGACAGTACCTAGCGTAGCTCGCTCTCGTAACCTTATCTGCGGAACTGTAGCCTCGATTCCGCTTGAGTATTACAACATGAAAACCGGCGAAGCTATTGCTGCGCCTCGTTGGATTAACCAGCTCTCCAAGAATCAGCCATCATTTGTAACCCTGACATGGATTGTCGACTCTTTGCTTATGTACGGAGTGTCTTACCTTCTCGTTACAGAGCGTTATGCAGAAGATGGACGCCCTTCAGCTTTCGAGTGGGTAGCTAACTCACGCGTCACATTTATGACTGACCTTCCGGGTATCATGGTCACTCAGTATTACATCGACGCTAAAGCAATTCCAATGAACGACATTGTAACTATTCAAGGCTTCGATGAGGGTATTCTAGATCGTGGTGGTCGCACAATTCAGGCGGCTATCGACGTTGAAAGAGCTGCATCAGTCAACTCAGCTAACCCACAACCAGCAGGATTCCTCAAGAACTCTGGAGCTGACTTACCAGCTAATGAAGTCCAAGGACTAATTGCAGCATGGAAGCGCGCTCGTCAGAATAACTCTACGGCTTACCTGACATCAAGTTTGGATTACTCACCAGTAGCTTTCAGCCCTAAAGAGATGCTCTACAACGAGGCTATCCAAAACCTTAGCACTCAGATTGCTCGTACTTGTAATGTGCCAGCCTATTATCTTTCAGCAGATCAGAACACGACAATGACTTATGCCAACGTTCAAGATGAGCGCAAGCAATTCTTCGCTTTATCTATCGAGCCTTACATCCAAGCTATTCAGTCTCGTCTTTCAATGGATGACATTTCGACTGCTGGACATTGTGTGCGGTTCGCGGTTTATGACACTTTCCTCAAGAGTGATCCAATGACAGAACTAGCCGTAATTGAGAAGCTCCTATCACTCCAGTTGATTACAACTGAGCAAGCGATGGAGATGACAGATTTGACTCCTAATGGAAGCGAAGGAATGAGCTAATGACAACCCTATACATCGAAGCATCAACCATCGAGTGCTCTGAAGAGCGTCGCGAAATCTCAGGCAAGATTGTACCTATGGGAACTGGCGAAATCGGTCAGACCAATCTAGGTGGCGTAGTGTTCGAGGCAGGTTCAATCGACATCGCAGATGTCTCCAAGATTAAGCTACTTAGCCAGCATGATATGAAGAAGCCAGTCGGTCGTATGATTTCTGCATCCGTTAAGGAAGATGGAATCTATGCAACCTTTAAGCTCTCACGATCTACAGGTGGCAACGATGCTCTTATCCAAGCGCAAGAAGGTCTAGTATCCGGACTTTCTGTTGGCGCTGAAATCATCTCATCAAAGCCATCACGCGACGGTCACACAGTAGTCACCGCTGCAAAGCTAAAAGAAGTTTCTCTAGTAA